ATAATGTGTTGTAAAAAGTCATATCACGTTGATGGTGAAGCCCTTCTTCGCTCTGGCTTCCCGTCTGTTGAGCACGAACGGGTCTCTCGTGTGTAATCTTACGCGTATCCAGAGCGGGTTTCTACCCCGTGAAAACCTGGTCCAAGCACAACGTCATCTTGCAGATATTCAGAACGCCTTGCGAGAGATTGAAGAGTCTCTTAATCGCGCTTCACCACCTTCAGCTCAAATCCGTAGTCCGTCTCCACCATCTTCGCCTCTTGGCGCCTAACAATCTCATTCATCAAATCCTCCCCATGCTCCGGAAGGAGCTCGTCCAGATATGCCTTCAGCTCTTTCTTGGAGAGCGTCCAACCCTTCTTCCACTGGTTTGGACGCTTGACCGCAAAGATCATACCCGAGCTTGCCAGATTAATCTTGTCGGGGAGTTCCTCGCGGGAGCTTGCATACAGGGCTGCCAGATCCAACTCGATTGTACGTCGCTCATCTCGGAGTCCGTTTGCAGCGACATTGACGTCATTTAGGCGCCGAGTGACATTCGCATAGGCGGTGAGAACAGGCTTGAGAGAATCCATTGTGACTTGTTGTTCTCTTGACTTAATAGTATCCGTTTTAGAACAAGGATGTCTTGGGTAGACGAAGAGCAGGTCGACCGGCTTCGAGAAGTCATCAATAAGCAACATAAGAAGGATCCTCCGATTCCCAAGGGAACTCCCGAAGAAATGTGGACAAACATCCAGCGTCGTCTCCACGAACAGTGCTCAACTGGATCTGCAGAGTGCATTGTGTCGTCCTTGATGAAGAAACCCGCAGCTTCGAAACAGTGGGCGGTCAATCGGTATGAGTGGCTGTCGTCGGATGACATTGATCACGTAGAGAAGGAATATGTCAAGCTGTTTTCTCATTACCACTTTCTTGGTTGTATTCCTATCGACTTTGACCTGAAGAGCGAGACCCAAGAGTGTATTGTCAGTACATTGTGTGCAATGAAGCTCTCCGAGTTGGCAGACAAGGGACATGAACAGATTGGGATTGTTTTCAATACAGACCCTCACGATGGCCCCGGCGAGCACTGGATCGCTCTGTTCTGTGACATACGCCCCGAGTTAGAGTATCCTCGTATCACATATTTTGATTCATATGCCCACCACCCCGAGAAAGAGATCAAAACGCTGATGAAGAGATGGAAGGCGCAATGGGATGCGACGGGGAAGCATTCGAAACCGATGAAAATGACCTTCAATGCCACACGCCACCAGTTCAAGGATTCAGAGTGTGGAATGTATTGTCTGTACTTTCACCGCTCGTGCCTGATGGAGATCCCAATGCAAGAACGTATCCCGGATGATGTTATTAATGGATTTCGTCAGCTATTGTTTAGAGTGCCAAAAATAGAAGGCGGTATCTAATAATGCAGTTCGTACTTGGAGCCGCACTTGTTGGAGCCCTGGGATACACAGTCTGGCGCGAAGCCACAGACAAGGACGGTGAGGAGAAGGGAGACCGCAAGCGCCTCTGCGACTACTACGCAACCGGTGGCGTCTTTGAGAATGCCAAGATTGTGGTGGAGTCTGGACGCCGTCTCCTCGAAGTTCACCTCTACGCCGATGAGAACGGCAAACCAATCGTAGCCAAGAATCCGTTGAACCTTGGATACGATTATGCATATGATTACTGGACGTTTGATTCAGTGTGTGTAGATCTCATTCAAGCCTGGCAGTCGACAGACGATCCGTTCATCCTGTCGATTGTGCCTCATTCAACCAACACGGTCACCCTCAACCTCGCCGCCGAATGTCTGAAGACAACAGTTCATCGCCACCTGGTTGCAGGCGTTACCGTCGACACGCCACTGGATGAGCTAAAGAATCGCCTGATTGTGGTCTCCGACAATGTACAGGGATCTGAGCTCGGTCTACTTGTGAACCTGTCGTGGGGCGACTCTACTGTACGTCGCCTACTGTATGCACAGGCGATGCATCCCCGCGATCAAGCCGAGCTGGTCGCCTACAACCGCAACGCCATCACTCTTGTCGCACCCGACCCCACCTTCGGCAAGACAACTCTGGATCCAGCGATCGCCTTTGCGTATGGATGCCAATGGCTCCTTTTTGACAGTCCTCGGTCCGCCCCGGGGTTCGTTGAAAAACCGACGGGGTTACAATAACTTCTTGTTAACTAAACAAAATGGCAAACAAGTGGCTCGCTCACGTGAAGAAGACGATGAAGTCCCACAAGGGCATGAAGTTCGGTCAGGTCCTCAAGCTGGCGAAGAAGACCTACAAGGGTGGTTCCGAGGGCGGTGTTGAGCCGGCGCCTAGTTCCGAGGGTCCCTTCTCCAACGCTGCCGGCACCGGTGGTCGCCGTCGTCGTTCCCGTCGCTCCCGTAAGACGCGTCGCGGTGGTGACTACGGATACTAAAACGAAACTCTCTGATTGAAAGCAACGTACTCCATGGATCCACCCAAGACTCGCCGTGAATTGAAGAAGACTGCCAAGGAGAAGAAGGCTGATGTCTATTCTGCAAAACATACACGCCTACAAATCAAGACCAAACCTAAGACGAAGTAGACCGCCGCTTACGAGTCATCTTCTTCTTACGATTCGCCTTCCTACGACGGGTTCTGCGCCCACCCTTTCTTGCTAGCTCACGTCTGAGCGCAGCTATCTTCGACTGATTCGGTTCAGGTTTTGCAAGCTCAAGTCTGAGTGCTTCTTCCGTTTCTGATTCTACTGGACGAGGTAATGCAACACCCCTGTTTTTCACTGCATCCAGAAACACCCGTTTAGGATTCTTCGCTCCACTAAATTCAGAGATGGTTTGCACGACGTTTGGAGGCAATGGCACTGCACTCTGTCGATAGAGTTGCTCACCCATCAGCTGAGCTGTGACTTGTTTTCCAAGGTCAATCTTTCGGAGAATAAACTCTTTTTTGTCTCTGGCCTTTTCCATTGTGTAAAGACAATCCCTGTCTGGATCATAACCGAGTGAACCAACCTCATCAAATGTAGCTGTTTCTAAGGGTCCATCTTGTACGGGCTCTACTTCAGGCTCCCTCCAGCGTCCCATATTGAATACGTAAGCTGGGTCGACGTGAGCTAGCTTTTTTCCAAACGGTTCCTTTGATCCATCGGGGAGTCTTTTAATCATGGCTGCTCCGTCGATTGCATCAAAATACTTACTCGGGTAATACGCATTTCCATTAGTGTCCATGACTTGGCCCGGAGCATGTATTTTAAAAGCAGACTCCATATTGATATCACGACCATACGCAACAGTGGTAACAGTTCCATCCATTGCAACAGTGCGGAGCATATCTGTATCCCAAAACATGAGTCTTCCATCAGAATCAAACCAAAGATCGTCAGCAACGCCTATGTATGCTACGGGACCAGGTCCGTCAATTATATCATAATGGTCGTCTACCCTAATCTCGCCCGGAAGGATAGCGTCGAAATCTTCACCACGTCCAGCAAGAGTTGTCACATTTTCACCCCGAATTGCTCGTATGCGAGACCACTCGCCAACATACAAGGTTCCATCGGGTCCTTTTGCCATCCTTTCTGGACGATTAAACCTTGCAGTTGCGAGGGTTCCATCTTGATGACGTTCGTATGGAGACAACGCTGACCAGGGAAGTCCAGCATAATCGGTCACGGTTCCATCCGGAGACACCCGTTTAATCGTGAAATCTGTGTAACTTATGTAGATAGTTCCGTCTCCGTCTACCATCAAAATATTAGGAGCGGATATGTCTTTAGGAATACGTGCAACAGTAGTGACAGTAATGTTACTCATTACTTCTATAGCAATACTTTATGAACCATCCGAAATGTGCGACGATGGTCGCGGTCCTTTGTGCGACCACCCGCTGTTTTGCGACATGTTTTTCCATGATACGTCTTTTTCGAGCAACCGCTCTTGAAATACGCAAGATGGTGAGCCCAGCCCTTGAACGACCGAATATACACCTTTGCTTTCTTTGACAAGGCAGTCAACAATCCGTACATCCACTTCATATACGCTTTGCGGGAGCTCAGCGCAGGTTCGTGAGCTGTTATATAGTTTGAATAGACTTCCCGAAGTTCAGGGAAGGGATACACTTCACGGAGAGCGTGCAAGAATGTACGCTGTGTAGCCATTTGGTTGGGCTCGGGGTCATCTGGATAGTTGGCAGAGATAGATGCCAAGAAATCAGCACCGGGCACCGCCGTGGGCTTCAAGGACATATAACGAGCCTTGACGTCTTCAAAAGTAGGATCAGGTCCGGGGTCAATCACGGCAGGGTCCTCTTTGCACTGAGTCCTCAACTTGTTGTTCACCATATTGTGGATCTCGTAGAGCCATCGCCCGGGGTCGGCTCGCAGCGGGTGTTTGGCAACAAACTCCGTGGTGGACGCACGGCAGAATTTACAGGGCAAGACATCTTTCATTTGGTTCAGAACATCGTCGGGGTGCTTCGACTTGAATGCAACTAGATGAAAAAGTTGCCACGCACTGGGTCCCCAGAACCGAGTGTCCATTGTCTTTACGAAATAAAGTATACCCATCTTAATAAAAATGCTTGATACCCGGGACATCATCATCCTGACGGCTTCGTTCTACCTCGGTGGTGTTGTTGGAGAGTTTTTCAAGTCGCTCTCGGAGGACATCCTGACCCCGCTTCTCGCCCCGGCGGCCGCGGCCGGCAAGGGCGTCGGTTCCTACACAGTCTCCATGGGTGGCGTGACGCTCCGTGTGGGCGAGGTGCTGGTTGCCTTCGTGAACCTGGTCGTCTCGTTCGTGCTGGTGGTGTTCACGATCGGACTCCTCCGGACCTACGTCTTGACCCGTATCGGCGCCGGCCAGCACCGGGCTTAAACTTGCGCGTCGATCGTCTGCGCCGTCCTCCTGACCCAGGCATAGCGAGTGCAAGTGGGGTCGCATCGCTGGCACCTTCAACTGCGGGAAGAGGAGGTGTTCCGCGCCCACATAAACTACTCTGATCAATCTTTTTCAACTCATCCACTATGTCAAGAAGACCACGATCTTTTGACATATCGGTATACGGACCAAAGGGCTCTGTCTTCACAACACGACTCCACAAGGCAAACTTCTTTATCTTGATTGCATTGCGGTAGTTGGCTCTATTGTTCACATTGTTAAGGTAGTCATCAATCAGGATCGTATTGCAGGGGAGAAATCCCTGTTTTGCGTATTTTTCCTGATCCCAGATCCAGTGCAGATTTTTCTGATGTCTTCCGCCAGGTACAGGGTGCTTCTTTGCTTCTCCATCGTCTTCATCACACCAGACATTGGTAATGAATCCTTCACCCATCTTTTCCTCAATGATCTCCTTCACCCAGTTTGCATACTCGCGATCTGATAGTGTCCAAAGATTCACCGTCTTTGCAAGCTTCTTCATCCACGCAAAAAAGTCCCAAAGTTCGGGGCGAAGAACAAAGCCCTGATAGTATGTATACTTCTGCTTTTCCTCGTCAGGAAGCGCCGGCCAAGGGGAGTCCTTCACACCCATGTACTCCACCAGTGTGTTGTCAATGTCTAAAATGATGTTGAGCTGCTTGGTTGCCATTAAAAAATACGCGGAAAAGATAAATGGTCTGGTACAATCCTACTACGTGGTTTTCATCCACACCTGCACCCGCGCCCGTCGCACCCCTGCCAACGGCAATGGAATCTCAGCCGACGCCCAGTTCGTATGGAGCTCGTCGTCGCCGCACTCGTCGTGGACGCAAGGGGTCTAAGCGGGGCCGAACTGGAAAGAGGTCCAGCCGTGTTTAGGGTGCGTACCATAGGTAACCTCCATACGCTTCTTCAACTCAACGGTTGAGCCAGTACTCAAATTGTTCTCCTGCTTCCACCTCTGGAACTCTCGGTTCATCATTGCAGTGGTCACGTAGTCTCCGGTCTTCACACCCTCCTCCAGCGGGTGGACAAACTCCACGATAAACCGTCCCACAACATCTGTCTCATTCTTGTACTCGCTGGTGCTCAGCGTCACCTTGTCTGGGACAGCCAGCTTCCTGAATCCATGACCCTCCTTGAAGATCGTGACCAGATAGTTCATCATACACTCAGCCCACTCCGTGCTCTCCACCTTCATCTGAATGGTCTTGTCATCCGGCAGTTCATTCGGAGCCTTGGGATTCGGAACGAACTTGTTCGGGAAATCCACAACCAGAAGACGGCGCCAGGTACCACCGTCTTGGGTATCCACCTTCGGCTTGTTATTGCAAGACACGTGGTACTTTGCCTGAATCTCAATGTCAATCATCTCCTTCGAGCCCGCAAACAAGTCACGTGCAGTGATCTTCTCGCAAGAAGACAGCTCCTTCATCAGACCCGTCTTGATATTGGCACCCTCCTCAGGCTCCTGCATCGTCACGAAGCGCTTACCCTTCATGCGGACCAGCTCGGGATTCGCAACGCCTGCCTTACCACGGTCCTGTGTGATCAGGGTGATCGGTGCCTTGCATGCATAGGTTCCCATGCAGGTAGCCATCAAGATCACCAACATGGACTTGCCGTTGGACCCCGATCCCGTCAGAATGTGAAACTTCTGCGCCGGATTGCCACCCACCATACACGTTGCCAAGTGGGCCATGAAGTAGTTCAAGACCTCCGGGTCAGGCAGAATGCTGCTGAGGAACTTCCAGAGCTCTGGCCAACATACATAGTCCGTGTAGTGGCGGTTCTTGTGAAAGTCCACTCCAGTTGAGAAGCTAAGATAGTCGTCTGCCTTTCCGTCGCGGAAATCCATGTTCAGCGTATCGAAGATGCCATTGTTGAAGGCAATCAGGTTCTTGTTCGTGTCCAGCTTAGTAGAAAGCTCCTCGTCCAGGAACAACAGGCGCGCCTCCTCCATCACGTTCTTCTTGAAGGCAGTTGTCTTCAGCTTCTTCTGAGCATCCACATACCTCGCCTTTTTCTTCTCAATCTTACACATTTCGCAAGGCTCAGCCGGTTCCTCACCCTTCTTCTTGCTTCCACCACACGAACAGGGCTCCGTGACTTCCTTCAGGCGTCCCATCATGTTCTCCTTCTCCACAAACTTCTTCCAGACATCGCTGGAAAGCTTTGCAAGGAGACCGACACCCTTCTTGGTTAGGCGCCACACGTGACCCACGAAGCGATACCACTCGTTCTGACCGTAATCAGAGCACTTGAACTCATCACGGAACATTGCAAAGACCACTCGAGCCATGTCGTGCTCTGTCATCGTCTTTGTGGCCTCCTCCACCAGCTCCTCAATGTTCTTCATCTCAATCTTGTCGTACTCACCCGGGTTGTCCATGCGAGACCACATGCGTAGACTACGCTCGGATAGAACAGGTCCGTTCGTGCGGAAACTGAAGCTGTCCCACTTCGACTGTGCCAGACGCGGGTCATAATCTTCGTATTGAGCGCTAAAGTCGTAGAAGACCGTCTCTAGCGAATCGGGGTGGATGTTCTTCAGGCAGATGCCTGTGTTGATCCAGTCTTCGTAGCTTGTGTACCTGAAGGAGGCAAGGTTCATGACGTGGTCGCGATAATATCCAATCATATCATCGGAAAGAGGCAGGCGATACGTATTCCGCTCCGGAGTGGATGCTCGGGATCCACGCTTCTCACCCTCCTCGCGAGTCGCTGTACGACCACGCTGGGTACCCGTAGACGCCCTGATCTCCTCCTGCTCCTTCTTCTTCTGGAAACGACTGTTTGCATCCTCAGTCATAGGCGTCTCCGTGGAGGGGCTTGCTCGGATCGTGAGCTTCTTGAGTAGATCAGGAGTGACGTGCGTCGGCACATTGTCATCAATGCTCATCTCATTCGTCTCTGGGTCCCAGTCCAGAATGTACTTGATCTGATACGGTGTGCCCTCCTTCTTCCTCGATCCAAGCAGAGTCCAGTTGGACGTGTGCGTCAGTGGAGAGGGATCATAGACCTTCTCCCACTTGTCAGTGAGTGGAAGCTCCGGGAAGAACTCCGGCATCCGCTTGAGAAGAACCCTGCGAATCTCCTCCTCCACAAAATGATTGGTCTTCAGATTGGGAATCACGACGTGAATGCCAGACTTTGAATAATCAGGCTTGTTCTTTGCCGGATCTGCAGAATAATAGGTCGGCTCCGGCTTCTCGGAGACATAGATCTCTACGCTCTCCGGAACAATAAGAAACTTCTTGACCTCCGTCATGTACGCCTTCATGAAGTTGACCACCTGATCCTGTGTGTGCAGGTGATCGTCAAGCTTACCTGCATACTTGAAATCCAGATCAATACGCATCGGCCCAATCGTGGTGCTCTTCTCGGTCAGATTCAGCTGTCCGTGGTTGCGGAGGTAGTCACAATACAGCCGATAGAACTCGTCAATGTCATCTTCCTGGATCCGCCAGGACCCCGCAGTCCCCTCCATACCGTTGTGAGTGTCCAACCCACTGCCCTTTTCTGCCTTGCGAGACTTCTTATCTAAATCAGTGTCCTTCCCCGTACCGTTCAGGAAATCGGAAAGCTTAGACTTAAGCATCCTGTGATAAATAGCGCCGATTACTTTGCCGACAACTATTCATTTTGAACGCGGTAGTCCGTGTAAAAAATGGAAGACACTTTATACAAGGAAGACCTAGATACAGAATGAAGTTTTGTACCCAGTGTGACAATATGATGTACAACATTGAAGAGCGCGATGGGTCAGCGTTTATCAAGTGTCGGCAGTGTCCTTACGAGGAGCCCATTACCAAGGAGAACCCCGTGGTATATGAGCACGATCTACTGCAGGATACCTCGATTCGGTACTCAATCAACCCATACCTGAAGCACGACCCAACGTTGCCTCGGTTCACGACTATGAAGTGTCCGAACATTGTCTGCCCTACAAAGGGGAAGGAGTCTAACATTGTTGGCATCAAGTTGGATGCTAAAAATGTAGTGTGGATGTATCAGTGTGCAGAGTGTAATGCTACGTGGAAGCAGGCGGCACGGGGACCTTAGACCGGTTGACGAACAGACTTGTAGGCACCCGTGGCTTTCGTGTCGACGCGGGCAAGCTGGGGCATCGGGGCATAGCCGGAGGACTTGGCTGACGTGAGGGGCAGTCCACCGGTCTGAGGGAACTTGGCTGAGCTGAGCGTGGTACTGGTGGAGGTGTGGACAGTCGATAAACTTTTTGGGTTGTTGACAGGTCCTTTTCCGTTGTACGGGCGGACGCTGGAAATCTGTCCGTTCACTGTCCTCACAGTAGAGTTTCCGGGTGTCAGCAGTGCAGATGCTTGAGACCCTAGAAGCTGAGCATTCAGCGTGGTTTGATTCAAGTAGGGCTGGGCACTCGTCTGAATCGTAGTCGGGATCCTGTTATTCCGATACGACTGCGAAGCCGCCTGTGCCTTGATAAAGGATGTATACTCCGAAGCCGAGAGTGTAGGCATTTGTTTAAAACGGACAAAAGAAGTCCAAGGCAAGAGTAAGCATGAGCACTGCCGATCTCCACCCTGAAGTGAAACCTGTCTTTCGTGATGAAGTTGCCGAGATGATTAAGCAGCCCCGGATTACTCAACCGTTCTTTACCAAGTATGAGTACACGGCGCTGGTGGCGACACGTGCTCAACAGATCGCCGAAGGCGCGAAGCCTCTGATTGACTTGAAGGGTCTGAAGACATCGGACCCCATGTTTGTGTGGACCGTTGCCAAGAAGGAGATTGCTGAGAGAAAGCTTCCATATATTATCCGGCGTCAGCTCCCCAACAATATGTCTGAGTACTGGAGTGTGCAAGAGATGGAAATTATGTGGTAGATAACTAATGGCGGCAAATAAAGGATTGGAAGGCCGAATTAATCAAATCGTATCTCGTCCAACAGATTTCAACCTCGAGGCGCAGCGGGATCGGATAAGAACTGCAGAAGAGATACAAGCTAGTAGAGATGGACCGGCGCTTATGACTTTTATTGATAGAATAGTGACAGAAGGTGCAGCAGGTCCAGCAGGACATCACGCGTATAGGGATGCCGTCAATCTCCATGTTAGGATTAAGCGGGCAAGGGAAGAGTCCCCAGGACAGGTTGACGCCATGGCTAAGGATCTTACAGTGAGTGAGACAATGAAAGACTTAATCAAATCGTTGAAGGCGTGGGCGGAGTGGCAGGAGCAGGCGGCGAACCCCCGTCGTTTTCAACTGTTGGGGGCTCTTTCATCTATGAAGAAATTGCCTGGCACAACAACTTCGCACCCAACGGATGCGAAGACGGGAGCCGTACTCGAACGGAATGCGGCGGGTGGACCCACTGCTCTGATTGCGCAAATGATCGGAAACCGCAAGGATGGGTCGGCTCCTCATATCCACACCACTCGGCCACCTGCCGGACCTCCTGACCCGGATGACCTGTATGCTGGCAGGCGTCGTCGCACTCGCCGACGCAGGCGCCGGTACACTCGGCGTCGTTGATTACTTGACAGCAATCGCCACCACGATCGCCAGTAGCATATAGATCAGCCCCTCATTCCAACCGTGAGCGGGAGAGAACAACGACGTCCCGCCACCGAGTATGTCAGCAAGACTTCCACCCACTGTATGAAACAACGCCACAGTCACGATCGCCAGAAGCAACCACTTTTTGAATGTACTCATTGCTTACTGTCCTGAAAGTTTCGCCAGATCCTCGGCTGACGGAGGAAACAAGAGCAGTGGGGGAACCTCTGCTGGAGGATTCAGCATATGGGGTGTGTCGTGACCTGTCATCTTCATTGCCTGCGCCAGGTCAATAGACTGCGAAGGAGTAAATCGAGCATTTACCTTGGCAATGTCTGAGCTGATCTTTTGCTTGAGTGGATCTCCGGGAGCCATTAAATACGCAAACGCCACAATCACTGCAAGTACAAGTGCGAGGAGTACGTACTTCGAGGTCGACTTCTTCATTGTTCTTCGGGCAGACAAGAAAAACGGAACTCCAGGCTTGTAGACAAGAAGAGTACAATGGATTTCCCTATTCCGGTGCGATGTTATACGTGCAATCTTCCGATCGCAGGTAAGTGGACGATGTTTCTTGGACTGGTGGCAAAGTATCGTAAGCAGGATGGTCGCCCGGAGAAGGACGATTTAGTGTACCTTACGAAGACGACTAAGATCACGGCTGAGGGGAGGGCTATGGATGATCTTGGTCTTACTCGGGAGTGTTGCCGGCGACACTTCTTCACGCACCCCGGCGTCTGAGAGACAGTCTTTGCAATAGAGTCTTCGAGATACCTGAGTACAGTCGGGAGTGAAACAATGATAGATTTCTGGAATCCGAATCCTAAGTTTCACCCGCTCCATTTCTTTTTTACCTAAAGAATAAGAGTAAATGTCCTCGTACAGCGAATACTTGGGACGCTACAAACAGAGAATGGTCACCATCACAGACACCCGTCCCCGTCGCGATGCGGGACACCAAACAGAGATCGTCAGACGTCTGGCGGCATCGGGTAATCTGGAGACACGGGTTGCAAATACTGCCTGTGCCCTGGTTCTGAATGCACCCTCTACGGCATCGGCTTCCACCTTCCTTCACGGAGGCGGACACACCGTCCAGGATGCCCCGATGTACACTGAATACACGGCCGGACAGGCGGTGGCCCAGGGTGAACTACGCCGGAACGCCAAGGCTTCATCCATCACCAATACGATGCCTTGTCTGTCGACATCAGCTCTCCCTGAAATCAATGACAGGATAGCTGCCGATCCGACTGGCTTTGGTGCAATCTACAATGCCAGGCAGCTTGGAGAACAGGGATACAAGACGTGTCTGGTCTGTGGTGCTCTCCGTAAACCTCAGATGGCAGGTGAGTGTAACTGCCGGTTGACTTCGGCACAAGCCGCTGGACTGAAGAGTACCATTCAGTGGCCGCATACGGCGGATCGTAACGCTTAAACATGTGGGTTCAGATGTAATTATGTTGACAGTCTATACATATCTAATCGAAAAACCACCCGATTGCTACGACATGTCTAAACTTTCCTTAGATGATGGATTTTTAGACACGATCAAATCGATTACAGAGCATCAAAAGACAGGTACTCTTTGGCTAGGATACCTGGAAGGCTGGATGCTCACTCCTCACGAGGAAGTCATTCTTCGCAAAGCGATTCGCCAGTTTCACTGTATTGTTGTAACTCGTTTTCCATTGTCATTTTCACAGGCCTGGAAAAACGAAATCGATTGGGTCTACACGAACGGGGAGGACAATGGATCACCCAACTCTCACGACAATGGTTGTTTTGTACACAATGGGAGTGCGTCTTAACACGGATGTTCTTGCCCACGACTTGCCGTTAACATCCAACATCATCAAGATTGAGAAGCAGGGCGTTGTGAAGCGCGGATCCTCCAAGCGAGATCTTATCAAGCGACGTGCAAAGACAACACCCCCAAAAAGGACGACTGGATTTGGACATAACTCGATTACGCTGGTCGTGATGTCAGATGGCGATGGCTCTCTTCTTCGCAAGGAGATCACGGTGAAAATCTTCCAGAACGGCGTGTTTCATATCACGGGCGTTCTGGATGAGAAGTATGATCGGAATGTTACGAGTGTTCTGAAGGAGCACATCACCACTCACTGTCCAGCGGCGGTGATCTCAGGTGAGTGGACGGATGTGCGCCGAGTGGTGCTGATGAACTACAAGACCAAGTTGGTGGGAAATACAAATCTGTCACGTGATACGCTCTATGCGTCTCTCCGTGGAAAGGGCGTCACGACTGTGTACGAACCGGCAGTGTATCCCGCGGTCAAGATTTACTTTCCAGAGACCAAGTGGATTGCAAAGGTGTTTCGGACGGGTCAGATCATTCTGACCGGGATGACCACCCACGAGGAGTGTGCGTCTCTTGTGACTCAGTTAAAGCCACTGCTCCTAGTATAAGTATGCCCCAAACTCTTCGTGAACTCACGCCCGCCGAAGTTGCGGCTGGTGTGCGTGGAATCAATGACCAAGATTTGTCTGCAACACAGATCCAAGCCCTCGTTCGGAATATGGATACATCCAAGCAGACGTGGAGAGCCCTAAAGGGAGACAAGCTGGCGTATGAGGAGAAGCTTCAGAAGGAGAATGAAGTCTTGTACTTCAACTACCCTTCTCTTTTTCAAATGCACGCAGAGGATCGCCTGGATACAACCTTTTTTGAAATGCTCGCCTTGAAGCGGAAGATTGAAAAAGGTGAGATCACGCCGGAGGCGGCCACCCAGGTGATTGGTCAGAAGCTATCTCAGAGATACGTTCCTGGAATGCCGGCTCAGGCTCCGACAATGTCATACGAAGAGTTTTACAAGCAGACTCAATAAGTCCTCATTCCTTCAGCTCCTTACGAAGGTCAGCTAGCATCTTGCCCAGCACATTCTTGCCCGGCCACTTTGTCGGGTCGTTCGCCTTGGACGTGTCTGCAGATGTCCCAATACCCCAGTACTTGTCGCGAGCCGATGCCTCGCCAATCGGCTTGACTCCGGTTTCCATCAGCTTCGTCTTCAGGTCGGGGTGTTGCATGAACTTTGCCTTCACGCCCGTGCGCATCACACCATCCTTGACCTTGTCCCACACCTCCTTGTCAAAGTCCTTGACCTTCTTGCCGAGCGACTTGACCGCCTTCGGAGAGGGTGTCTTCAGGATCTTGTCTGCAATAAACCCATCACCGAACTTCTTTGCCTTCGACCACTGGAAGTAGTGCTCAACAGTCGGGAAGGTGATTGAGTCCACCTGGAAGGGCGCCTCGTACATATTGGACAACCCACGCCATTCGCCCTTTCCTTCGTCGGCACCGAAGAAGAGGACCGGCTTTTCACCTCCACCCTCGATGCGAGCTGTACTGATCTTCTTTGCGCGAGGCTTCTTGACCTCTACCGGGGCTTCCTGCTCAGACCGGGCATCCTTCTGTTCGCGCTTGGCACGGATCTTGTCGCGAATCTCCTCAAACTTTGCCTTCAGCTTCTCAACCTCCTCCTCAGTGACATAGTCAGGTGCGGCATTTGACTTCTTGCTGTTCTCAAACGCCTCGTCCCACGCCGCCTTGGCCTTCTCAAGCTTGTCATCCAGATCCTCGTCGGCAACCGGGATTTCAACCTCCTGCTTCTTCTCCTTGACCACCTCGCCCCGTTCAAAGACGAAACTGCGGTGGAGGAAACTGAATGCCTGGTGCTCTTGGGAGAGCACGATGTTGTTCTGTTCCCCGTAGTGGTCATTGAACATCGTACTCCCAACCAGGTTGTAGCCGTGCTTCTTCAAGACCTCGACCATCTTGTCAAACGGCACCAGGTACTCCTTCTGCGGCTGCTCAAAGCTCTCCAGGTGGACAGACACGGCATTGCCAAATGTCTCTGACCAGCCGGTGCCATCGTCATACTCCTTGACAAACTCGCCAAAGACTTGGGTGCCCGAACGGAACAGATGACTCTGCTTCCCCAACAGGAGAGAGTACACCGCCGCGCCATCCAAACATGTTCCGAAGAACAGCCCCTTGCCGTGGGTCTCAAGATTTGTTGCAAACGTCTCGAATGTCTCGTCCGACTCGCACGCGTAGTGGATTGCCATCTGACACGAAACGACATCAAACTCAGTCTGTCCCGCAAACGTCTCCAGATACGGCGTCGTAGCCGGCTCAGACCCGGTCACGATACTCGCATACTTGTTGCCCCCCTCAAAGAGGGGCTTGGTCATGTCTCCGCAGATGAACAGAACCGGAGGCAGATACTCTGTCGGGTGATTTGCCTTCTCCTTCAGGTAGCGAACGCACGCTCCCTGACGTGGCGAGGTAAGACACGACTGAGAGGAATCCACGCCCACAACCAGGCTCGGCTTGGTCCTCTTCCACTTGAGCAGGTCGCCTGCACGTCCGACCGCCAGCTCCAGCAGGGAGTCGCCACGCTTGATGCACTGGCGATACAGGTCATCCTTGATGCGGTTGTGGAAGCTGTATACATCCTTGAGGATCCGGTCGCGTGCATCCAGGTTATCACGGTAGTAGAGGTCATCCTCGAACGTCGCATCGGGTGGGGAGTCAATCACATTTCGAATCATCTCCTCCGTGATCGGCACGTGGATATTGGTCCAGATTGAATCCGCAACAGCAATGTCATTGCCAAACTGAGGGCGCCCCAGAACTCGGTACTGGTGCGTCTTGTCGTGGCGTGTCCGCATAATGATCCACCGACCATTCTCCGTGTCGTAGCTACACTCGATGATCGTATCGTCCTCGACTCGGTTTCCTTCGGCATCCACTGGAACTCCACGATCGTTTAGCGGCAGACTGATGATGTGTGCATCCGGTGCCCGCGGTACCATTGGCTGGAACGGAGATGGGACCCGATTCTTCACCGATGCCTTCACGCGCTGTTCAATACCAAGATCGGGGGGCACATACTCCCCCGTCATCGTCTCGCAAGGATACACGATGTCTCCCGGTGTCCTGGAGACGTAGAGGGTTCCCTTGACAACCCGCTTCCCCAGTGCCATGTCAAAACTCTCGCCAGCCTTGAACTTCACCAGGAAGTCGATGCTATTGTGGGACGACGGCTTCCACTTGTAGACCGTCAGCCAGGTCTTGCCACGGCGCTCATTCATTGGGCCCACTGGAGAACTGCGCGGCGTGAACACCAGACCGTCGATTGGGTACTCAAACTTGGTATCGAGCATCTTGCGGATCGCCTCCTGCATCGCCTCGCCATCTCCGGAAAGGAAGATCTTTGTCGAGATGCGGAGAGGCTTGCTTCCCGGAAGGGACGTGAAGTCGCGAGGGATGTCGGATACAAAGGACCGCGCCGCCCCCAGACGGGACTTGGTCATGTCGTCCTCGTTAACAAACAGCGGTAGGCGACGCACATCACGATTGCGGTACCAGTACATGTCGAAGATATAGAACTGATTGCGCTCGCTCAGGTACTCGCCGTCGATAATGTCTCCCACGTGAACCTCCTTGTTTGCGGTCAGTCCCGTCCACGTGACCACCGAGCTAGGGGTGATCCGCAGAAGACGGCGATCGCGCATCACAACCAGAAAGCAACGCTCACCATCCGCCTTGTTTGTCACGGTGTATCCCTTCAGGATGTTGGCGGGGCGATCGGCAACCAGGTGGCGACGCTCGAGGGTGACGGGGTTTAGAAATGGTGTTCCCGTCGTCTCGAACTCAGACAGGTAGCGCTGCATATCCGATGCCGTCAATACGAACTGCGATCCCTGGAAGGCGGCAATGATCGGCGAGATATGGCGGACGATGGAGGCAACAATCTCCTCGGCACTCTTCTTGGTGTCGACCACCTCCAGCTCCAGCTCATACGTCGGGTTCTGCTTCAGGACCTCTACAAAGGTCTTGGTCTGCTTGGTCTTGGACTTGGTGAGCGAGAAGTCAAAGCGAACGATTCCGTCGATACTGGTCCAAGACTTGCGGTGAAGGATGCGGACGAAACTTGCAGAATCCATCGGCGCACCCGAGAAGTCCTTGCGAAGATGCTCCTCGTGGCGAAGGGTGATGCGGACACCGGCGTCGGGGACATCAATCGTGTCGTTCTTGTCCTTGACCGCCGTCACAACCTCAAAGTAACGTCGCTTGCGTTCAACGTCAAGCGGGACGCCTCTGAAACTTCCTGTTGTGCAGACCTTGTGGATGTTTTCAGCTCCAATGACTACAACTCGAAGCCCGTCGGAATAGGAGAAGGTGGCGTGGTGAGAATCAATCGGAGATCCACGCGCGTGCATCTGAATGGTCTTGATAATGCGGTCTGCAACGTCCTTTGTGTTGATTTGATTGCTGAGTAGCTTGCATTCGAGTTCTGCGTGCTTGTCTTCCTTCACGATTGTTGCGAACTCCTTCAGTGACGCCATTGCCGTTGAGGGAAGAAGGGTATCCATACTGCCTTATCTATATCTGTGAATGAAAAGCGTCCATTTTACTTCCTTTCGTATG